ACTAGAAAGGGTCTGTATTTAACAACTTGTTGGTTAGATGGTAGTTCTAGTTGATAGCTTGGTGTATCAATTTTTGGTAACGCCATAATTTTATATCCTTCATAATAATTTTCAAAACAGTTTTCTTATAACTGATGGTACATTTGCTGTAATAGCTCTTTGAACGGTATCTGTAGCCGTGTCAACTAATTTCTCTCCAAGAGTCTGACCTCCTCCTTCTAACATTAGGTTTGTCCATTCTCTAAATGACCATGCTACATTGGTCTTTGTAATTTCTGAACTTGGACCATACGCAAGATTTAAACCAGTAATGGTTTTTGGAAAACACTCTTTTAATTGTAATCCAAAAGTTTTTCTGTTGTTCATATCCAACAGATGAATGTTCAAAGTTCCAACATATTCATTATAAAATGCTACATCATATGTATCATTGCTAAATGCTAATTCTTGCCATTTTTCAAGCATCATTCTTTCATCTAACCCATTGGGTGATTGAATAGTCATTGTTACCTCATCAGCATATGTTGGACCTGTAACCAGTTCCCTAACTGGTCCATACAATTGATCAGCTGATTTTGGTTGAGTTTGCACACTTCTGCCGGGCATCAGGACAGATTCTGCTGCCAGTGAAATGTCTCTAAAGTTATGACCAGCTAACTTGCCGGGTGGTGGTAGAATTTGAACCTCATATTGGTTTGGTCTACCATATGCATTTTCCTCATGAAATATTGATAATACATCATTCAATGCACCAAATGCGAGAGCGTCTACAAAAGAACCGATTGCTGTTACCATTTTCTTATCCTAATATCTTTTTGCCGTGTCTAGGTATGCAGCTTGGGCAGACCCTTTTTGGAATCTTTGTACTGGTAATAGTGCTGCAACGATTAATTCTTCTGATGTGATGGCACGAAAATCAGATTTAACATATCCAGTTAGATAATGTTTTACAATTGCTTTTGCCATTGGTATTCTTTTTAGTTGTGAATAATCAGTAATTAATCTTGGACGTTTCCCTGTCTGCGCTGCAACATTTAAGCTACCTCCTCCGTCTACAATTTTATCTAGAAGTCTTATTCTCATTTGGATTGGTAGGTAGTGAAAATTCAGTCCCATGAAACCACCAGCAGCTGGTCCAATGGGAAGAACTAATGGAAAAGTGTCATAGTATGGTAGTGTGTCTTTATGCTTTGGGGAATATATAAACATATTGAGAGTCCCAAAGTTCACACCTTTTGTTCTTCTACCATCTCGTAACAACTGTTGTGGACCCGGCTTCCCAAAATCTTGTATCTTTTCCCGAAACCAGTTAACAGACTTTACTCCACTAGTTCCCGATTCTGCTCTTGCAGCGTCTAATACGCTTTGAATAAATTTACTCTGTGCCATTTAATTATTTATAACGAATACCTAAATCGTCCTCTGTCAGTATTTTAAATTCCATACCATTGTTGTTACACCATTCTGTGGCATACTTCCACTTGGCACTATTCACACCCCAAGCCTTTATCTCATTGAGATAACTTTTTGTTTTTCTTTGTGGTTCTTTTGGGGGTTTTGTTTGTTTCTTGGGTTTGACTTCAATGACAAGTTTTTTGATGGTGCCATCGTGTTGTTTTATTTTACAATAGAAGTCTGGAAAATAACGATGTATTCTACCATCCCAAGGAGACTTGTATGGAACAACTATTTCTTCACTGCCCCATTCAATCACAGATACGGTTCTGTCGCAGTAAACCATAAACTTACGTTCCCATAGAGAACGATAGATTACGTTGTGAACATTCCCTCTATATTTTGAGGGGTTGTCCGGTTTATATTGTCCTTTGTATGCCATGATGTATAAATACTTATGATTACAAGGAATATTTAGACATGGCTGTATTCACTGCATTAAGAAATAAAGTTCAATCAGGTCTTGCTGGACTTGCTACAAGCGCATCTAAATCAGCACTGGGACTAAACAGGTCATCAGGACTTAGATTTAATGACGCTGGTGGTAGCAAGCCTAGTGGCGATGCTGGGAATATGTATCAGTATCCATTAGACCTTGGGTCCACAGGCAATAGCCATTTCATTTCGTTTTTTGTGAGAGAGAGGAAAGCTGCAAAGGTTACTCAGTCTACGAAAAAAGATATCAATAAAGTAGCACAAAGTCAAACAGAGGTGGACTCAGATGGTCAAATCATCAATTCTCCAGCAACTGAGGGAGGACAGTTGCAGACTCAACGCATTGTTGCCGCTGCTAAAAGTGCAAAGGGAAAACCACATGATGGTAAATCCTTAACTCAAAAACTTGCACCCACAGTTAGAACAAAACACTCAGTTGCACTGTATTTTCCACCTACAGTTACTCAAACATATAATGTAAAATATAATGAGACAGAGATGGGGATTGGAGCGACTCTTGGTGCAGATGTTATTGCAGGATTTACCGGATTTGATACTAATGAGATGAAAAAAATAGGTGGTAAAGCTTTGGAGGCACTTCGTGTTGGTGTTACAGGATTGGCTGTAACAGCAATAGAACAAGTGCCGGGTTTTGCTGGCACTGGTGCTGCTGTTGGTATTGCAAGAGGAAAGGTTAAAGTTCCAAAAATGGAGGTTGTCTTTGAGGGTATTGGTAAACGAAGTTTCTCTTACAGTTTTACATTTACCCCTTCATCTCAACAAGAGGCAGATGAAATACAAAATATCATTCAACTTTTTAGAGAAAATGCAGCACCAGATTACACAGATTCGTTGGGACTTGAAATGACCATTCCTAATACCTACGATATCGCATACTATACAGGTGCAATAGAAAATGGGTATTTGCATAGAATAGGAGAATGCTATTTGGAAAATATAGACGTTTCATATGGTGGAGATAAAATGACATTTCACACAGCTGCGGCTGGAAAAGGTGCTTCACCTACCAGAATTACTATGACACTAGCATTTAAAGAAATGCAGACTATTACCAAATCATTAATCCAACAAGGTTTCTAATAATGTATTTTGCAAATTTTCCCAGTATTGTATATGATGCCACTGGTAATTATAACTTCAAGGTTGTAACCAATCTTCTAAGAAGAGTTGCCTTGAGACAGAAGATACAAGAAAACACTTTGGTTTTTGACACCTATGATGTAAAGAATGGTGAAACGCCAGAAATCCTTGCTGATAAATTGTATGGTGAGTCAGAGTTGCATTGGATTATTCTTTTGGTCAATAATGTTACAGATAGGTATCATCAATGGCCAAAATCATATACACAATGGTTATCTTTTTTGGAAGATAAGTATCCTACAGTTGCAGGTGCATCAACTCAACTTATAGATCAAATTCACCATTATGAGATTGCACAAACATCTGGAGACACTGCTGTAACAATTGATATTGGAACTACAGATACCACACCTGACTTTAGTGCTACATCTGTGACTAACTATGAATATGAGAACAAAATACAAGAAGACTTGGCACGAATTAGATTGCTGGACCCATCTTATATACCAGTATTTATTGAAGAGTTTGAAAAACTAATGGAAGAAAGTATTATTTAATGGCAAAGGCAAGTTCAGAGACAATATCAGAGGCAGGAGACTTTAAGGTAGATGCAGTAAGTATCACAACCTCTACTGGTTTGGTTGTGGATTTATTAGGTTCTGTCATGCACATCACTTTTTTTGAATCTATTGAAAATGCCTTTGTCACTGGAAATATTTTAATTACTGATCATGTCAACCTCGTTACTATTGGACCCATCATAGGTCAAGAATTCATAAAACTGAAATTAAGAACTCCCGGTATGTCAGGAGAAAATGGTGTCATAGATTTTACGGAAAATGTGTTTGTTGTAACCTCTATGAAAGCTAGACAAAATATTGGTAATGGTCAGCAGGGAATATTGTTAGAATTTGCAAGTGCAGAAATGTTAAAGAATGAGAGAACAAAGCTAAACAGTTCTTTTGAGGGAACATGTTCAGAATTATTCAAGAAAATCATAAGATCAAATTTAGATTGCACAAAAGAGTTATTTGTGGAACCAAGTGATGGTATAAAAAAGCTTGTATTTCCAAATGTCAGGCCAATTCATGCAATCCATATGCTCAAAAGACAAGCTGTTTCTCAAGTCAGCATATTATCCTCTCCCTATATGTTTTATGAAGACTTGAAGGGGGTTCATTTCAGAAGTCTTTCTAGTATGTATGCAGCAGTCCCTGTAATGAAATATACAACCTCAATACCTGGCTCTAAACCAGCCAATGTATTTGAGGATTTGAGAACTGTTATAAATCACCAAATCACTGGGAATGGTGATACTCTGTTAAGTCAAAGACTTGGTGCATATGGTTCAAACCTTACAATATATGATACGTTTGCTAAAAAACAAACTCGCCAAGGATTTTCCTATTTGGATACCTTCCACAAAATTCCTCATGCAAACACTCTATCAGGAGGAAGACCGGGAAAGAGTTTCCCTCTCGTAAATTCATCTCCTATCGAGCCGACGGGAACCATTAGTGATTTCCCTGCTAAATCGTTTCTAGTCCCAACAGCACGATTTCATAATGACGGGGTTGATCAAGGCACAATCAACTACCAAGAGACTGGAAGTGGCAGATATACATTTGTTGGTGGAGACACAAAAAAATGGTTACAGTTGAGAGAATCAGCACTTACACATTTAGAGTTTGGAATTAGTGCAAACTTAGAGGTTCACGGAAACACATTAGTAAATGCTGGTGATTTGATAGAATTTAATCTGCCTACCCAGACTGCCGCAAAAACAGAAAAAAATGAAAAATATGATTTCTTTTTTAATGGTGAATTTCTAATCAAAAAAATCAGACATGATTTTGATTTTGGTCAAATGCGGCATGAGATGGTGTTATCAGTAGTAAGAGATGACCTTGCTGTTGAGTTAGACGAAGTAGCAGAAAGCCATGAGTATGAGAATAAACCTACACCCCCAACGCTTGACACAGAAGACTTTTATTCACATCTTAACGATTCCGGATCAACCGTCCGATAAACAGAAGGAGGACTATTAATTTTATTGCCATGACAACACATCATAAAAACAAGGAGGATAAGATGTTATCCAGAAAAAAACGTATTAAGCAAATGAACTTCCAAATTCAAGAAAGGA